CCGTACAATGGCCAGCCACGAATGATTCACCCGGCGGCCTGTGAATGGCACGTAAAATGTCAAGACACGGAATGCTACAAGGTTAAGTGTCCACGGATTATGTGATGATTATGGTTAAACTTACAGTGATAATATCCCTTGATGTATGATCGAAATTTTCTTTTATATATATGTATATATATTTTTAGACTATTGAAAACTTACAGTGTTACTTACAGTAAAATTAAAAGAGGATTTATGAAATCTAAACTGACAAAGAAGGAAAAGCTGCGGGATGAGATCATAGCGTTGAAGGAGCAGGTAAAGGAAATGATGAAGGTCTGGCAGTCGATGGATGAGGAAGGGTGGGAGGTAAGGAAAAGTGCTTGACAAACCAAAAAGGAAAATGTACAAAGATAATGTCATGAGAAAAGCTAACCTAAGATTTTGCAGGCCCCTTCCGGTGAAGAAGACGAAAGTTTTTCTCATGACAGCCGGTTGGGGCCTTTTTCTTTTGGGGGTGAAGTTATGGAAAACTTAACACAAGAAAGACTCAAAGAGCTTCTGGATTATAACCCAGATACAGGTATTTTTATTTGGAAGGTTTCAGGACATGGATGTGAAACGGGAGATGTAGCTGGGAGTCTAAACAATCGTGGTTACCGGCAAATCGGGATTGATTATAAAGTTTATCGTGCCTCCCGCTTAGCATGGCTTTACATGGAGAGTTACTTCCCAGAGCATGACGTTGATCATATCAATAGAGTTGAAGGCGATGACAAATGGTCTAATCTTCGCCATGTGTCACATCAATGCAATTTGAGGAATTGTGGAAGACATCGGAACAATAAGAGCGGAGTGACTGGGGTTTCCTGGCATAAACAGAATGAGAAATGGGTTGCTATGATAATGGCAGTTGATAAACAGAAACATCTCGGCTATTTCAAAGAAAAAAAGATGCTGTAACGGCCAGATGGCAAGCTGAAGTCAAGTACAATTGGCCGGGATGTAACGACCATACAGACGCTTATTGCTATTTACACACAGCACAAACTATTCCCGATATTGGGGGAGAAGGAATGTCAGATGAATGAGCTAATGGAAACACCAACGTGGGCAATCTGGTGTTGCGTAGCAGTAGCGGCGTTTGTGGTGGGGCTTGGTTGGGGCCTGCTGATAGACCTGCCTGAGACCTGGCGGGCGTGGAGGAAGAGGATATGACGAAAAAGGAAGCTGAAGCCAAAGTCAAGGCGATTAATGAAAAAGGGCCAACGTGGTTCTGTCCTCTAATCAATAAGAGGTGCGTCCCTGAGTGCATCAATTTTAGCAAGGCAGAGGCCTATAACGAGAATGATAAGGGCCTGCGGGATACTAAGCAGGACGATTATCAGATTTACCACCAATTTTGTTCTAATGGGATGTTTCTTGATCCTATAATCTGTACTGGAGGGATGCCTGATGAGTGAATTGAAAAATAGCTATGAAGAAGCACGGAATGCACTAATCCCATTTGCAGAACGATTCGCTAATGAAAAAGAAGGTGCAGTGCCAGGGATATCAAGAGAAGAATGGGTGACGGCGTGGAATATAGCGTTTTTAGGAGAAATGGATCGGCTCAATAAAGAGCAAAACACAAGGGAGGCAACATGAAAAAGGTATTATTGATTATTGGAATATTGTTGATTGCGGTTCCGGCGTAAATCTTTCAAGAGAAGGGGAGAAAAAGACATGGCAAAAGCAAAAGTGAAAGACAATGTATTGGGTATTGAAGTTCCTGAAATGGAAAGGAAAATAATAAAAGTTCCTATCGTGGGGACATCCCCGATGATTGTTCATATGTTCAGCGACAAAGTGAAAGGCGAAATCCTTGATAAACAGAAGGGTAAGGCGAACAAGGGGAAGGCGGCCAAAGATCCGATTGCCGACTTTGTTCAGTCCCTTTATTTCATGAACGGTGCCAGCCGTGAGGGTTTGATTGACAAGCTCCATTCTGATGACGTTCAGGTTGGGGATGACGTGAAAAAATACTTTAAGGATATTCCTTTGGGATTTCCTGCAAGCGGATTCAAGAAAGCGGCTGTCTCCGCCTGCAGGAATGTTGATGGAATACCTATGACGTTAGCAAAGGGGGCTTTCTTTGTCAAGGAAGATGCCGGCGGCATGGTTGAAATCAAATATGATAAGATCATAATTCGCCAGGATACGGTTAGGCTGGCAAGGGGCGGGGTTGTGGATTTGCGTTTTAGGGGTGAATTGCGAGATTGGAGTGCGGATTTGATGGTTGAATGTAACCCCAGGGCATTGACCCCTGAACAGGTTTGCAATTTGATCGACACGTCTGGATTTGCGGTTGGTGTTGCCGAATGGCGGCCCGAGAAGGGCGGGTCGAACGGTATGTTTATGTTGAGAAGGTAATTGAAGAGGGGTTGGTGAGAGCTGGCCCCTTTTTTGAGACGGGGTTGGGTGAGGCCCGGCACGGTGGGGCAAGGTGGGGTTTGGCGTGGTAAGGCGGGGCTGATATGGCGGGGTGCGGCGAGGTGAGGTTTGGTTTGGTGAGGTGGGGCGCGGTGCGGTAGGGCTGATATGGCGAGGCAGGGTCAGGCGAGGCGGGGTCAGGTCCGGTTTGGTTGGGCAAGGCACGGCTGAAGAGGTGAGGCGCGGTGTGGCAGGATATGGCGGGGTAAGGTTTGGTAAGGTGAGGCTGATCTGGTGAGGCAAGGCGGTGCGGGGTTTGGTAAGGCGAGGTGCGGTGCGGTGAGGTTTGGTTGGGCAAGGCTGATGAGGCGGGGCGCTGTGCGGCGCGGCGGGGTACGGCATGGCGAGGTAAGGCAATATAAACCAACTAAACAAGGGGGACAATATGGAAATAACAACGATTTATGTGGCGGCTCCAGGTGCGCCATTCAGCGAAAAAAAGGTCCAGGCATACGGTGAATGTTTATCCGAGATTGAAAAAAAAGAGGGTGTTTTAACTCCCTCCATAGTCGTGGATAAGGCCAAAAAGAAAAGATCTGTCATACACGATTATTTTGAGTGGGATAATTCTGAAGCGGGGGCAAAATATCGAATGCATCAAGCCCGGCAACTCATGAACCATATTGAGGTCGAAATCATTGACAACGGAAACAAGGAAAATAAAACGATCAAGATGTTTCACAACATCCAGGTTGTTGAAGCGTCAAAAGACCGGGGATATATCTCATTAAGTGCGGTTGTCAATTCGGCTGATTATAGAGAACAGGTTATTGATAAGGCGTTGAATGAACTTGCCGGATGGAAGAAAAGACATCGAGAATATTCAGAGCTAAAGCCTGTTTTCAAGGCGATTGATGAAGTCCAGGCAGTTGTGACGGCCAAGAAAAAGAAGAAGGTCAAGCTTGTTGCTGATGTGGAATATAAGAATGCCGTTAATGAATAGACGTGGCTGATGAGGCGGGGTCGGGTCAGGCCCGGTTTGGTGAGGCATGGTGAGGTAGGGCAAGGTTAGGTAAGGTGTGGCAAGGCCGATATGGCGGGGTACGGTGGCGCGGGGTGCGGCATGGTCTGGCAAGGTGTGGCATGGCTGATCCGGTGGGGTAGGGTCCGGCAGGGTCCGGTGAGGCAAGGCACGGCAAGGCACGGCATGGCAAGGTAAAACAAAACCACCAACCACGAAAGGAGAAACAACATGGAAATAGCAGCAATAGCGGGTGTAATATTGCCGATAGTTATGGTGATATTCTTTATCACGGTACTTTGTATTGATCACAGGATATCCACAACCAACAAATTGTTAAAGAAGATCCTGGCAGAATTGCAGAAAGGAGAAACATGAACATATTAACTGAAGCAGGCAAATCGGCGATTCTATTCCTGGCATTGACGGGTGTAATCATCCTCTGCATGGTGCTCTAATGCCTATGAAGCCGAAACGCCCCTGCCCTGGGTATGGTTCGCGCCGGGGTTCGTGCCCGAATCTGCTAACAGGCAATGAGCGCCACTGTTCAGAGTGTGAACCTTATGTCAAGAAACAGATTAGGCGGTATGATAAGGCCAGGGATCAGGAACCAGGCAGGCAGTTTATACACAGTACGGTTTGGAGAAGGATACGGGCCGCGAAACTCGCGCGAGATCCCTTGTGTGAACGATGTTTGAAGGGGTTTGTTTCCGTAATATATGGGCCACAATTTGAAGATAATGGGATGGCGACCGAACATTTCCCCAGAATCGTGCCTGCCGTTTTGGTACATCATATCGATGGTGATGAGCTCAATAACGATCCAAGCAACCATCAAAGTCTTTGCGTAGCCTGTCACGAGGCCATTCACAAAGGAGGGAGGTTCGGTAGATGAAACGATATAGTATCCACGGATGTGCGGCATCACAAGGAATAGAATTGAAAAATCAACCATATACGGTTTATGAAGATCCTCAAGGCCAGTGGGTGAAATGGGAAGAGCATGGCGATATAATTGATAATGTTTGCAAGCACTACGAAGGCCAGATAAGAGGGATATCTAAAAAGGCCGGTCTGAAAACTTTCAGAGAGGATGCTGATGCCTACTGGAAAGGACTTGATAACCTGGTTGATAGAGATAGGCATTTGACATACTGTTGTGATTGCATTCATAAATCAGGGTCAGACCTTTATCCGCCGAGATGCGGTGAGACTCTTATGAAAAGAGACTTTGTGACGGGAGACATATTACCTGCTCGATGTCGGGATATCAATCGAGATGGTCACTGCCAATATTTCAAAAGAAAGGCTGAACAACCGGTTGGAAGTCAGCAGCAAACCGTAACCATCAAAATGGAAACGGAGACGGCCACTACCAATATTTCCCTCGAAGGAAAGGAGCCCTATAAAAATGGATAATGAAGAAAGACAAATAAGGGTTACTCGCAGATCAAAAGCGATTGAGTTTTTGGATACATTCCTACAAGAAAATGAAGAGTCTACGGATGGAGTCCTTACCTATACAGAGGCACTTGATGCCCTAAGCCTTGCTGTAATTGTCGAAAAAGAACGCATCAAATATCATACCTTGCTTCCTACTGGACAATGGAAGAAAACGCAATAAAACGAAAGGAGAATAAAATGGGAGAGGCAAAGAATAGAGGAACTTTTGAACAACGCAGAAAGGAGGCAATTATGCAAGGCAGAGGACAACCACAACAAGTCAATCTTAATGAAGCGGATACCCTGGAAACGAAGTGTAAGGCGTGTGGGCGCGGAGAATTATTTAATATGGCTTACCGACTTAGAACCTTCCCGGCGTTATCGCCAAAGAACCCAACCGGGAAAGACCAGTTGATTAAGATGGAGATTTATATTTGCCAAGCCTGCGGACATGAGTTCGGGAAACCGTTTCTGAAGGATGGGAAAGCGGATTGATGCGGCAATACCTACCAGTTCTAACAGCCACCACAAACCGTAAAGGCGTTTTGGATGTTGACACGGTAAAGGGGTGTAGTTTGGGAATGAAAAAATACCCCAATGGCGGGTGTTACGGGTTATGCTACGCTTCGAAGATGGCATTCTTATATGGAATGGATTTTTCTAAATCTATTGTACGAAGTGAATACAGTTGGGAAAACATTGAAAGGGTTGTTATACGTCATAAGTCGCCGTGGTTCAGAATAGGAACGATGGGAGATCCTTCGTATGATTGGGATTACACTATTAAGATTTGTGAATGGTTGGGAAAGTTTAAGATCCCGGTGGTTGTTACCAAACATTGGATCCCCATGTCTGATAATCACGCTAAAGCACTCAGGAAAAGCGGTGCAGTGGTTAATACCTCAACGAGTCCTATAGACACTGAAGATGAAATAGAGTATAGAGTAAGTACGTTTAAATGGCTTAAGGAATTAGGCGTAAATTCTGTATTGAGAGTGGTTTCTGCAAAATTTGGGAATACAGATAAAGGCCGTGAATTAAAACACATTCAGGATAATATATTTGAGAATACAGACATTATCAACAACCCGCTTAGAATCCCAAAGTCTGATCATCGTGTTGTTTCAGGTGATATAATAACGTGTAAACACAAAAACCTTGGCGGAGGGTCAACTGTAAGCATTTCAACACATTCGGCATATTTAGGGCCATGTAATACGTGTTCAGATCAATGTGGAGTTGATTTTAAAAACATTTGGATTGGAGGGTACAAAATGAATAAGAAACAGGGGGATATGTTTAAAATTAAATACGACCCATCTTCCAGGGCACAGATTGATATGTTTACAAATAAAATTGAATTTGAATACGCCAAAAGCGTCATAGGATCAGGGTATGAAGAACTTGTAGCCGGTTTAGCAATCAGAGACAAGGTTGCATACAGGGCAGCAAGAAAAAATATGCAAATCCATTCAGCTATTATACTGAAAATCAACGATGAGTTCAGCGGGTTTTTCACATTCCAGGTCAACCATGAGGCCAAAGAATTTTGCCTTTTACAGTCAGCTATGGAACTGGACAGGAAAGACAAGGATATTTATAGCCAAATGGTCAACAAAATAATTGATCAAAACACTTTCGGCTACCCTATGATAATGACTGTAAGCACAAAACATGACCTTGAATGTCCCAAAGTCTTTGAAGCCATTGGGTTCAAGACATATCTAAAATTAAGTGGGTTCGAGTATATGGTTTATGGCAAATTAGAAGATGTAAGGATGAAACGCCTTGCACATGCAACCATGACAAACGCATGGACGACCACTCGCTCAGATTGGCTCAAGATGAAAAAGGAATGGAACGCAAAAATCGAGGCTGCTGGCGAAAAGCACAACATACCAAATCCAAAGTTTGCGTCCCGTGATGGATGCTGGCAGGGGAGTAATGGGTATTCCAATGTAGTTCTCACTAAAAGAGTCATAGAGAACGGAAAAGTGAAAACGAAAAAAGGCAAGTCGTTTAACGGTAACGCATCGGTACTTGATCCGGTGGCTTGTGAGGTTATATTGCGTTTTTTTATGCCAGTAGGTGGCAAGCGTGTATATAATCCATTTGGTGGGGGCGTACAGTTCGGGTTTGTTACTGGTAGCTATAAGTTTGACTATATTGCAAGCGAGATCAGACAAAATCAGTGTGATGCTAATAACGCGATATGTCAAGACCTTCATAGTGCAAATTGGATAAAGAGTGATAGCTCAACGTATGAGCCAGACGGTATGTTTGATTTATGTTTTTCTTGCCCACCCTACTATAAAGTTGAAAAATACGTTGATTACGAAAACATTATACCTGAAGGTGAATTAAACAACATACCGACATATGATGAGTTCAGGGACACGTTATTTAAAGGATACAAAAGAGCAATATCTAAACTAAACGATAACTGCTTTTTTGTTATTATGACAGGTGACAGTCGAGACAAAACCGGAGCATATTATGGATGTGAGGCAGAACATGAGCTGTTTTTTAAAGAACAGGGATTGCATATATATAATAAAATTGTTTATCTTGAATGTGAGTTTACAAGATTAGCACACGCAAAACGCACACTTGATTATAGGAAGTTCCCGAAACGTGAACAGAAAATATTAGTGTTTTTCAAGGGTGACATGAAGACAATAAAAGACAATTATCCGCCGATGGGGAGATTGTAAAATGAAAATAGCCTACGTAGCGGGACCATACACGGCGAGCACGGTTAAGAGAGAGTTTATGAATATAAGGGTGGCTTGTAAAATAGGCCAGGAACTTGCAATAATGGGATTTATGCCATTTGTTCCACATAGTAATTCAGCCAATATGTTCGCTCAAGATTACGAGTTTTGGATCAAAGGCGACATTGAGCTAATGCGCCGGGCTGCTGATATGGTTGTTTTAATACCGGGATGGAATAAAAGCCCTGGTGCGGTAAAGGAAATGGAGGCGGCGGCGGGATTTGGATTGCCTATATATTATTGGCCTAAGGATAATGAACGATTAATCGAGATAGGAAAGGAGAACACATGACAGACCGGCCATTCACAATCAAGTTCGATCATAATGAAAAGAAGACCCCAGAGGATATGAAGAAAGGGGTTGAGGATCTGAAAAAGGTATTGGAGCCAATGAAGGAAATGGCGAAGGTTAGCGCACAGTTGAAGTGGGCGCAATACAGCGAGCTGGTGAAAGCAGGATTCAGTAACCCCCAAGCCCTGCAATTAATCAAAGATGGACTGAAGATGTGAGGAGGGGAGAAACAATGTACGGATTTGATAATACAGAATGCAAAATAATAGGTTGTAAAAATCCTATTTGGCCAAACAAAACTTTAGGATATTGTAACCTGCATTATCAAAGATTTAAGCGCGGTCGTATGGCTAAAAATGGCGACTTGTTGCCATTGCCAGAAAAAACAAAAAAGTGTGAATCGTGTGGAAAGGTTTTTATCCTAAAAAAAATGGAGCGTAATGTTAGATGGTGCCAATCATGCCGTTCAGAGCAATATGCTAAATTACAATGTGAACACAATGCTGGAATATATCGTAGAGGACAGCATGGATCTCACAACAGCAATAAAGTGAAGAGAAAATATATCAAAAATGTTTTAAATAAAATTATTAGGGAATGTGAATTAATAAAGAAACATCGACAAATCTTAGACATGAGGCGCTCTGGCTCTACATATGCCGAAATTTCTAAAGACTTTGGATGTTCACGACAAAATATACATCAGATATGTAGTAAGTATCTTCATAAACACAATCTGGAAAAGGAGATCAGTTAAGGATGTTTGGATAGGGAACAGACAGAGAAGAACCCCAAGCCCTGCAATTAATCAAAGATGGACTGAAGATGTGAGGAGGGGAGAATGATAAAAATTAACCTTGCCGATATTGTTGACATTCAAACTTGTGCAGATTGCGGAACGCCAATTGGTTATGATGACGGACCACCAGATGGATGGCAGTTGGAAGACGGACGGACGGTCTGTAAAAAGTGCTGTTTTGAGGACACTAAAAGATTTATCGACTTTGTGATTGAATTGAAAAGAGTACGAAGCACTCAAGAGATTCAAGCGAGAGCTATTTGCGAAGTATAGCGATACAAGGGCCACATTTATATTCCAACGTTCAGTGCGCTTGTAGGCAATGTAATGGTTGGAAGTCAAACAATAACGAATTAGGTCAACTGCCATTGTTTGGTGTAGGTTCAGGCTAACTGGGGTAGGGTAAAATGGTAAAACCGAACCGTTAGCCAACCGCGTGGTTCCCCTAAAACATACGCCCGCTTTTTTGGCAAAAACCCTAAAACGGAGAATTAGAACAAAATGGTCAAAGTAACAACAAAGAAAGTCAAGCTATCCGAGATCAGCCTGAACGCTGATAACCCCCGCACCATTACCGAGAAGGACATGGCCCGGCTGGTCAAATCGCTGCGGGAGTTCCCTGAAATGATGCAGTTGCGGGAGGTCGTTTGCGACGAAAACATGACGATTCTGGGCGGTAACATGCGATTTCGCGCCCTGGAGCAGATTGGGGAGAAGGACTGCGTGGCTAAGATCGTGATCGGGCTGACGGATGAGCAGAAGCGGCGATTTGTGATTTCCGATAATGGTTTTTTCGGTGAATGGAATTTTGATATTCTGGCCAACCTATTCAGCGACTTACCCTTGACAGACTTCGGAGTTGACCTACCTATTGATTGGCTACAGACCAAAGAAAGCGATATTTTACCAGATGAACCCCCGACAAAGCAGATCTTTTGCCCATCATGTGGAGCGCAATACAATGGATGAGATTACCGTTGAAGTCAAAAAGATCAAACTGTCAGAGATCAAATTGAACCAGGACAATCCCAGGACAATTACCACAATAGAAATGGAGAGGCTTGAAAAGTCATTATCAGAGTTCCCGGACATGGCACAGATCCGAGAGATCATCCTTGACGAAGATATGCTTTGCATTGGCGGGACTATGCGGGCACTGGCATTGCAGAAGATAGGAAAAAAGACCTGCACTGTCAAGATTGTCAAGGGATTGACTCCAGACCAAAAACGAGAATTCATCGTAAAAGACAACTCTGCTTTTGGGGAATGGGATCTTGAATTATTAGAAGCATGGGAGAGAAATCAACTTGAAGCCTGGGGGGTTAAACTTCCAAAGGAGTGGGGACCGACCCCGGATTTTCAACCTGTGGGCGAAGATGAGCAGGGGAAACTTGATGAGATAACCCCTAAAGTTTGCAAAGAGTGCGGATATACATGGACAAATCAGAATTAAAACTTGATTGGTGTAGTCATGAGGCAGCAAAATACGCAGTAAAAAAATGGCATTATAGTCTAACTATGCCAGTCTCTAAGCGGTGCCATATTGGAGTGTGGGAAGGAAGACATTACATTGGAGCAGTTATTTTCGCCTGGGGTGCGAATCCGAATTTATCAAAGGCATTTGGGTTAAAGATGACACAATGTGTTGAACTTGTTAGGGTAGCATTAGATAAACACAAAACCCAAGTAAGCCGAATAATATCTATCGCTTGTAAAATGTTAAAGAAACATTCACCTGGCATTCGATTACTCATATCATTTGCAGATCAGCGCGAAGGGCATCATGGCGGCATATACCAAGCCGCAGGATGGATTTATACAGGGGAAACATTGGCTAAGTTTGATTATGAAATGGATGGCAGGATATTGCAACGGAGGAGTTATACAGGTATAAATTTTGGTCGAAAACGCATGACTATACCTCCGAATGCTAGACGGATAAAAAGCCCCCCCAAACATCGTTATCTTATGCCCCTTGACAAAGCAATGAGAAAGCAAATAGAACCATTAAGAAAACCATATCCCAAGCGTCCGGCTGATGGTAGCAACTTGACGACCAGTCAAGCACGGCGGTTCGACTCCGACCCGGACGCTCCAAAAGAGGCTAAATAAATGGAAACCGAACCAACCTGGGGCCAACCCTGGGACGGAACCCAACCGGACACTGAAAGGATCCAAACGTGATTTATATAGCGGCGCCATTCTGGGACAATGACGAATCTATCCGGAATTACCGGAGAAGGAAGGCAATAGAATACAGCGAACGATTATTTAATAAGGGCATCCCGTTTTATTCCCCGCTTTTGTATTCAGAGCATTTCAAAACCAGAAAAACTAAAGAAGGCTACTGGCTATCACATGGAATAAAGATGGTGGATGCGTGTGATGAGTTACGTATTTTATGTCTCG